ACCAACGTTTACTCCTTGTTGAACATTAAAAGCTGCATGATAATATCCACTTGTATAAATATGTCTCATTAATTTATCAATACCATCAAGTTCATTTCCATAAAGCACTTCCACTTGTTGCTGTATTTGTAACTTTAAAGCTTCAAGCCTTGTTATATGAACTCTTGCACTAGCATTTTCTAACTCTTTCATCCACTTTTGATTTATAGCATTTTCTTTACCATATTTAATATATTCTTCTACACTCCATTTAAACTCTTCTAGTTCTCTTGTATTTAGTAGTTTCCTAGCTTCTAATAAAGATATTCCTTCATTTTTGGCAAATCTGTTGTACCATGCTAATATATCTTTTTCTATACTATTTATAGCTAGTTTATATTGCTTTTCTAATTCAAGATAATATTTTACACTTTTGTTATTTTGAGCTTCTTCTAATTGTTCAAATCTCTTTCTCCAATAATCATTATGTTTCATCTATGCCACCGTCTTGATTAGGAATTAAATCATCATATTCTTGTTGGCTATTTTCTTTTTTAATCTGTTTTTCTTCTTCCTCTGCATTATCTACAAGCGGATGATTTTTTAAATTAGTCTTTTCTGATATTATTCCAACACTCTTAGAGCATATCTCAGCTAGTTCTAAATCATTTTGAATCATATTCCTAGTCCAAGTTTGCAAAACCCTTTTAGGAGAATATCCTAAATGTCTACATATCATTCTTACTAGTTTAGCAAACCCTAATCTAAACTCTGTTTCCATAAGTCCTGCTTTTAATTCTAACAAAGTGTACAAGAATTTGAGTGCTACACCACTTGTATTGGCAAAGTTTTCGGGTTTAGGGTCAACACCTTGACCTTGGACATAGATTTGCTTTTCTGTTGTTTTAAGAAGTGAATCTCGAGCTTCAATTGGAATATTTATTGTAATTGTACTTAACCCACTCTTATCATCTGCACCACTACTTTGTAAATCAATAGTTTTATATTCTTTAAGTCCTTTTAAGAACTCTGTTAAGTCTGCACCTCCATAGTTCGTAAGAACGAAAATAACTTCTTGTATATCTTCAATATCATTCACAAAACCGCTATAAACCTTGTCATATACATCAATGAGGTGTTTAACATTATCTAAATCTCTTACCTCTAAATCATTGTTTAGAAATTCGATAAATGGAACTTCTCCAAAATTGTGTTTATATACATTAGTTTGAGTTTCAAGTTTATTATCTAAATTTTTCTCTATAAATTTATTAAGTATCTCCAATCCATTGATATTACTATTTCCATCTTTATTTTGATAAGTATAACAACATTCATCTGTCCAATACTCATAAATTACATATTCTTTTCCTTTATCATCAGTCTTTTTATATTCTCTAAGTACTGCAAGAAGCTTTCTGTTTAAATCTGATGAATATACTGCTCTTATTTGGCGAGGGTCTATATTAGCATATTGAAAGTTATTATTATCATCCACCCAAATATGTAACCATGCTTTAGAATATATACTAGCATTTTTGCCAAGTGTTTTAGCTTCTTTTGGGTATCTATCGCCTAAAATATCAGTTATCTTTGAATTTACTCTATCATCTCCAACATCAAATGTAGGTGGATAAGTAAACAGATATGATATTTTTTGGTTAACTAAAAAACCAAACCAATTAAATGGTATTCTATTATCTGCATTTCTTAGTGGATTATTAGTTGTATTTACTTTTCCAATATTATTAGGGCTTCTATCCCTTATAATGTCATTTTCATTTTTATAGTATTTTTCAGCTTCATCAGCTTTTTTAACAAAGTTACTATGTTTACTATTAGTTTGTTCAATTAACTTTTTTATTACATCTAATTCCAATTTATCACCTTCTTCCATTTGGTGTAAGTACTTTAATTCCTGTTCCTAAGGAATCTGTATAGATGGCATATCTAAGTGCGTCTAATACATCATCCCACTTTTTAATTGGCTCACCTGTATTTTTATTCCAAGCATACATAAAAATTTCTTTCCTGAATAAATTAACATTCTCATGAACTACAAATAAAGTATTAGTTTTAATTCTTTTAGCTACAGCTTCAACGCCAGACAATACAGCTTTATTAGCATTAAAAGCTTTTATACCATTTCTTTTAAATGCTGCCAAATGTTCGGGTCTAGCACTATCACAATAAAACTTTATATTTCCATACTTTTCTTTTATACTTTTAGCCTTATCTATCCAGTAATCTATTTCCTTATGTTGAGCTGAATGTTCTTCTAATAAATATAAGTTACCTTTATCATCTTCTCCAATTACAACAATAGCTCCAAAATGTTCATATCCCCAATCAACGCCTGCAAAGTATCTTACAAAATTAATATCATTTAATTTATCCTTAGAAATATAATGAATATCCTTATTAAAATCTTGATAAACTAATCCATCTGCTGACACCCATAAACCATTTATATCTCTGTCATAAAAAACGCCACTAGGAGTAGACTTCTTAATATTTGCTCTGTATCTTTCACTTAAAAATATATTATCATCTAATTTGTAATGAAAAGATTGAATAACCTTGCCATCTGTTTTATCTACAAAGTTAGTTTTTAACCAATGCTCTGGTTGGTCTGGGTTAGTATCTACAAGTATTCTAGCACCTTCTCCACTACATCTTGATTTGATTTCATTAAATACTTCTTCATTTGCAACTGTACCTTCATTTATGTATGCCCCAAACGAAGTCATACCTCTTATTCTGCCTAAATCATTTGTTTTTGAGTGTCCAAAGCAACATACTTGAACTCCAAACAATACAAATCTATTATGTTTGTCAAACTTAAACTCAATGTCATACTTATTTGTAAGCTCACTTAGTACATTTCTTTGTAAAGCTCCTAAATCTGCTCCTGCTAAGATGTATTGAGGAAGCTTAATACCTAGCTCATTAGCTATCTTTCTAACCCTTCTAAGTTCAAGTAAGAATAAATCATTGTCAATTATTGTTTTTCCTGTTCTTTTAGCACCATAATTAATTAGCATGAAGTAGTCATTATTCAAAGCAAAGTTAAGAACTTCAAGTTGTTTACTATGATATAATTCATCAATCATTTTTTATCACACTTTCGAGTTTATCAAAATATCTATCAAGTTTATCTTCTTTACTTTCTTGATTATTTATCTTTGATTTTAATACTTCTACTCTTGCTCTTTGCTCCTCTGTAGCTAAATTCCAATCCTTATGAATCATTTCATCATATTGTTTAATTAAACTCCTTAACTCACTCATTGCCCTACTCTGTGCATTAAGAAAAGATGCTTGCCTATCCCATGCAAATTGAAATTCATACTCTATCTTTTCACCATTTTCTGTGCTTTCATATTTCTTTAATTCTTTAACCATTTCTTCCTTGTCTTTAACATACATTATCTTTTGTGCTCTTATTATTGCTGCATATTGTATTGTTATCTGTTCCCAAAGAATATCAAATTTATCTTTATCCTTTATCTCATTAATTAAGTCTTGGGTTTCTTCAGGTAAGTATTTTGAGAAGAAACCAAATTTTTCAGCATTTTTATTACCTGGTGGACCAGTAGCGTTTTTATTACCTATGGGTGCACCTCTCTTTTTGGTTGCAACTTTTTTTGATTGGTTGCAACCTTTTTGTTTCCAGTATCTAGTTGCCCATGATTTTACAGTCGATAAACTTACATTATACTTTTCAGCTATTTCCTTGTACTTAAGCCCTTTTAAGTAATCTTCATGAGCTAAATCTGCCTTTTCATTCATACCACCACCTCGTTTGTTTGTCGTTTTGGGAACAAAAAAAGAACTCTGGTTAGAGTTCTTAATCTTTTAGAATTTACCATTAAACGCTTCATTTGCATTTTTATAAAATAACTTATATATTTCAGCAATTTTTTCTGGAGTTAAAGAAGCATTTTCCATATATGCTATTGTAAGCTCTGTAGCTACATCTGCAATTGTTCTTTGACAAGAAACACATATTTTTCCATCAGACATAATAGTCACCTCCTTATAAAGTATATAATTCAACTTCAAAGGTCAATATCCTTCAAAAACTATTCGACAACTACAAAATAATTCTAAATAATACACTTATTTAATTTATTATATAAAAAAAGACCATCCATCAAGACAGTCATTTAAATCATTTCTATTAACTCTTTAATCTTTTTATATACCTCTTTATAATTCATATCTTTATCTATTAGCTTAGGTAATTTCATAGATATAATTCTTTCGAGTGCTTGTATATCAAACAATTCACTTTGATTTAATTCATCCCTTTTCACACCTTTTGGTATACCTAATTTTTTTCTTACAAGTTCAGTAAAATGTTTATAATACATCTGAGGTTTATTACTTCCTTGACTAGTAGCATAATAAACAAACTCTTGTATTTCATCTGTAAAATCTTTTCTTACCTTTTTACCCTCTGCTCTTATATCCAGCCATTCTTGGTCTTTTTCTGTAGCAATGTAATAACCATGTATTCTAATTTGTTTAAGTGTTTGTGTAACCCATTTTGTAAATAACTTTGCTTCTGGTTTATTACTTCTAAATGACATATTGTACACAGCTTCTTCTGTAACAAAAGTAGTACCGAAGTTAGGTAATTTATCTTTAAAGTTTCTAGTGTAGGAATCTCCGACAGTAGACTCATTAAATTTCTTTTTATATTCTCTATCTATATTTCTTAATGTATCACGAATATTTACTATGCCTAGTTCCTCTCCTACGTCATTTGCATTAAACCAAACTTCTTCTCCATTTTTGGACCACATTACTTTTACATTTTTATCTTGTAAAATTTTCAACATACTACTACCTCCTAAATTAGTTATTAATAAAGGGTGCTCAACTTGAACACCCTTATTTTCTGTTATCAGAGTTACTGATATCTAAAACTTATTAAATTTTTGTATAAAAAAGACCTAGAAATTAATCTAAGCCTTTTTAATGGGGGATACATATTATTAAGGGAGCAAGTTCTAGGAATCGAACCTAGATTAAACCACTACCTGCATGGTGAGTGAGGTTACCAAGCCCCACCCGATTTTTTAGATTTCTGAATTAAGATACAAAACTGTATGAGATTTTAATCTTAATTCAAATACTTAATATAGTGTATCAATAGATTTTGAACATAGTTAGAATTGAACTAACAGCGTCCTCACGCCCTGCCTAGTCTGTTCATATTGCTAGATTAGCCCTTTAAACTAACCTAGCAATTATTTAGTTTTGAGAGGGAAATCTTTATTTCCACAATACTATTATCTCATGCTTTTTTAATCAAAAAGGGGAGAAAGTAGGGAATAAAGTGGGAATTTCTGGGGAAAAACTGGGGAATTTTCTAATTTTTAAATAATGGTAGTTCATTTTCCTTAATTCTTGGATAAAGCATATCCATAATTTTATACACTAATCTTTCCCTCACACATCTACATGTTTTTCTATCTGAGTTCATCTCTAAGGATATATAAACCATACTATTTTTCATTCTGCTATTATAAAACAGTTTAAAAAAATGTTCTTCTCTTATATCTAAGCATGTAAGTGCATTTTCTATTTTCTTCTTTTCAATTTCCTTATCTTTTTTCAGTTTTTTCAATCTAGTAATATCTCTTTCTTTTTTTATAATCTCATTCTCCACACTTGAATTAAAAGCATATGTTGGACTTACTTTTTCATCATATCCAACAGCCTTACACCCAAATATCTCATTTTCTCTACTTTCTATATCTAATTCAAGATTTTTAATTTCTGCACTTAAAAATTTATAATGATGTAGTCTACCTTCTACTTTTTTAAATAGTTCTTTTTTATTGATATTATTATCCATACTTCCACACTCCTGTTTATGTTATAATAATCTTGGATAAAAGCTTTATATTTTTGACAAGTGGAGTGTGAAAGCACTCCTTTTTTCTTTTAACTTACTATTGATAGTTGACTATTCAAAAGTCTTATTTCTTCTTCAAACACTATAGGTAACTTATAACTATTTACAATCTCTAATACTTTATCTAATTGACAACGCTTTATAGCCTTATAACTATCTACTCCAAATTCTCGTTTAATCTGATGGTATATATCACTATAAACTTTACCTCTTAAAGATTTATTTTTATAAGCCTTACTTCCATGTCCACCAAGTGATTTTGTTGCTACTCTCTTAACCTCTTTAACAATACACTCACACTCGATATTGAATAATGGTGCATCATCCATAAAGTTCTCTAACTTCTCATTAACATTCTCTATTTTAGTTTCTAAGACTTCTTGTTTCTTATCTAGCATAAATATAGCTTGTAACTCCTTTGATGCACTTAAAAGAGGATTATTTAGTTCTTTTCTCATAGAGAAATATCCATCAACTAACTTCTCATATAATTCCCAAGCTATATCATCTTCTAATATTTTTAATAATTTTGCATAACCTCTTTCAGATAATATATAAATCCCAGATAATAACCCTTTGTTTTTTAACCCTCTATAAGAATTAATTGATTGTTGAGTAAATCCTAATTCTTTTATTTTGGTATCGTCCAAACCGACACCTAACAAATCTAATATATCTTTTCCATCTTTAAATCTTTTTCTATTCTTATTTATAAGCTCATTAATCTGTCTAGATTCTCTATTATGTATCTCAGCTATATCTTTTACTAGCATTGCTTTCTTATGTTCTCCAAATCCACCCTCAATGTTATGAAATTTCATTCCCTCGATTTCTAAAGTTCCAAGTACTGTTATTTCTTTATTTATATTTTCATTCATAATTTATCTCTCCTTTACCATTTGATATATTCTCTATTCAGCTTTTTCACATTTTTATGAAAAACTGAGTACCTAATCTAACGAACGGATTTTTCCGTTGGTTAAATAACATCTTCTAATATAACCTCAACTCTTGGTTTATCACTGTAATATTTACTAGCTACAACCTCAACAATCTGCGTATCATCTTTATAAGCTATCTCATTGAGTGAATCAGCTATAATCTTGACCACATTATCAATATCTGGTTTTTTATTGGGTCTTAACACATTATTTCTTTTCTGCTCTTTAATCTTTTTACTGTTACTTTTTGCTATAGAGTAATAACATCTTAAAGTCATTTTTATGTATCCAGTAAAATAATGTCTAACTTTAGATTGATATAACCATTTTATTAATTCTTCATAGTCCTTAGTTTTCTGTGGTGTATAGGTCCTTTTAGTAGCCAAATTAAATCTAGGTCTTTCTTTGCCAAATGGTTCTCCATCTATTGTAAAATTAACTCTCATTACTTCTCCTTAAATTTTTATTTTATTCCCAACTCAACATACCCATTTCCAAGCTTAACAAAATACTCAATCTCTTTGTTTACCTCAATTCCTGTAAATTTTTTATCCTTAAATGACTGCAATATGACTGTATCTCCTACTTTAAAATCTGTTGTATACTCTACTTCAATTTGTTTTTTATTCTTGATTACATCTTTAAAAGTACTAGAAGCTATCTGCAATTCATGTATCATAAGCTCACACCCTTTAAAAGTTAATTTTCTCAAAAACTTTTTTATATTTTTTAATAAAATATAGCAATACCAATGACTCTATTTTATTTTTTATGGTCCTACAATTTTTTAAAACTTTTACAGTTTTCTCCATTATTTTCAAACTTTTTTTCATATCCTCTGCTACAATACTCTTCTCTACATATACCTCCTTCATAACTTCCATCTGAGTAAAAATAAACTTCTCCATCTTCCTCATAAGCTCTATATTTGCAATCTTCACATTTATTCATTTTATTACCTCCTATTTTTTAAAAACTCCCTTTTATAAGTCAAAGTAAGTCTATAACATTCTAGTTTCATTCACAAACTTACCTTGACTATTTATACTCCAACCAATTTTTATTATTTAATATTTAGGAAATTCTCCATAAGTCTTAGCAAGACATTCAATTCTCCACTCTGGTATAACCCATGTTGTATTGTTATCACCTACATATGCTTTTACTTTATAAAGCGGGGTATTTCTTTTTCTAAATTTCGTACTATAACATTTTTCTAAAATTTCACAACCAACCATTCTGTTATAGTAACAGTTTATTTGATGATATATAATCTTTTCTCCTACAGAATATTTATATTTTAAATTATTTATAGATTTTTTATATATACGATTTTTCACATAATTTGCTAATACACAAATAATTGTTAGTAGTATAGTCACTAATAAAATATTCATAAATTAACCTCCTAACTAGTTTAAACTTACACCTTCTTATTATCTACTTCCTTCTCCAACCAATTTTTATATGCTGTATCACAATCTTTACTTTCACAATCTCTCATGTTATTTATACAGCTACCACAAATCTCTTTCCCAAACTTCTTATACACTTCTCTTTCATCAAGATTCTTTTCCTTGCACATATCTTTATTAGTCATATGCTCACCTTCTCTGTTTGAAAGAAACTTATCTGTCTTTCATTTTCTATATCTTCATTACTAAATCGTTTTTCTAAGTCATGCACTGTCACCCCGTTGGCTCTAAAAGGTATAGGACTATCTTTATCCAATTTAAGCATATCCCCCCACAAATCAGGATAGTATCTTCTCAATGTTCTGAGACTCTCTAAACTTTGCTTAGGACATAAATAGCAACCAGTTCGTTTAAATCTATGATGAATCTCATAGTAAAAGCCTTTTTCTTCTAAATACTTCAAGCAATCTTTTTCAGTCATTTTTGCTTCGTAAAGTGGTGCTATACAATTATTTTCTAGTCTTTTGTATCTGCTAGGTTCATCAAAAGCAATTCCAATGTACCTTTTATGTTCTCCAACCGAATTGAAATATTTATTGGCAGGAGCAAGTTTTAATCTGCTATTACACCATGCTCCCAAGGTGTATGGAAAACCCCATATTTGCCCTTTACGCTTACCTTGTTTATTAACAGTATAAAAGTATTCTTCAAAGGTTTTTTCTGCTTTAATTCTTGTTATTTTAAAGTTTATTCTTTTCTCAAAATCATCTATTATATCATAAATTTCTTTAAATTCTAGTCCTGTATCTATAAAAACAATCTCGTCTAACAGAAGCCTTTTTTCTAATATTAAAAGGAGCATTGCTGCTGAATCTTTTCCTCCACTAAAACTAGCTACATATTTCATATGAGCACCTACTTCTCATTATAGAAATGAACATTTTTAATAACTATATCTATAGTCCCATTTCCATTATGTCTAATACCATACTTCATAAAATCCTCAAAATCATCCATCTTGCCTTTTATCTCAAAACCTGTATCTGTTTTTATACGTCTATTTTTTAAATTCTTCTCAACCCATTTTTTATCAATATTAAAACTTTCAATTCCTTTTTCTTCTGCATGGTCCTTAAAACTTTCTTTTAAATCATCCTTTATCGCCTTATCAGCAAACTCATTTATATCAAGTTTTTGTTTTTCTCTTAACATATAAAGTAACATTCCTCTTACATCTTCGCCCTGCTTCATATCACTATATAAATGTGCTATATAAGAGTCCACAAAAGCTTTAAACATCTTAGTCTTGTACTTGTCATCTTTCACTTTAGTAGCATTTAGAAACTCTGTAACAAACTTAGAATTAGCTCCTTCCTTCTCTGCATCTTTATCCAATACTTTTAGATGATATTCGTCATTAATTCCACTTAATCCAATCAATGCACCAATTTTAATTGCTTTAGTCTCTTGTATATTAATTTCATTTTTAGACATCTGTATATTAAATTTATCATCTTTAAACTCAATTGAATGAGTATACGACTTATTGTAATCAAGCTTTAATATAGCAACTCTCTTTTCATCTTTTTGAGAGTATAAGCAAATTGCTAAGTCGCAAGATTCTAATGTAGCATTAAGCTTCATAACATCAAATAAATAAGCTGCAATCTCTTTAGAGTTATTTAAAAATGAACTTTCATCATAAATAATTTGTTCACAACACTTCTTAATTAGATTGTTACTATAGTCATTAAATACTGCTGTTCTGATGTCATTATCTCCAGATACTTTGCTGATTTTCTTGTTGAAGAAAGCTTCTATATCTTGATTAACTCTGCCCTCAAAATCGTTCAATATCGGCGTATCGCTATTCTTATCTAAAACATGTATTATAAATTTGTGTATTATCATAATTCCACCCCTTATAAATTTTCAAAACGTTCTATAATCTTTTCGCTTATCGTGTTTTTTATAACTTCATCTACCTTATCTATAGTTATTAGTACTATATTTTCATCTTTAGCCAATACCTTTGCTTTCTCTCTTAAAACGTCTTTACTTCCATATGTGTAATGTATTTTTCTATTTTCTAATGACAATCCTATCTGCCATCTAAGTATATATTCATACACTTATCCCACCCCTTATTTTTCATTTTTGAGAGTTACAAAACGTTCAAACAATAATTTATATTAAAAGATATTTTGTAACTCTCTAAACTGTTTTAATTAGATATTTTCACTTATATTTCTTCTAACATTTCCTCGAGTTTATTTTTTAATAAATCATATTTTTCTTTAGTTTCTAAATCTAATATTCTAACTCTTCCTCGCTCTGCTATAATAGCTATATTTGAACTTTCACATATCATCTGTATATAATTTACAGAAGCATTTATCATTTCTAATCTATCATTCATTCTTAAGCCCTCTCATATTATCGCAATTTTCACACTCTTTCAGATTCAATCTATACTCATAAACCCTACCAACTACAATGCCTATTCCTAACAACATTAACCCTCCTAAGATATTCATTTTTCAATATCCTCTCCATCTATATAATACTTTCTTCTTCTCTTCAAAATGTTTTTGTAACATTTTTTATCACATGTATCAATTTCTTTTGAACAATACTCACACAGCTCATTAGATTGTATAAATTCTCTAATACTTTCACATTCTTCACAGTTTTCAGTTCTCAAATGGTTCTCATAAACTCTACCAGCTATAAAACTTCCTATTAATAGCAAAATAATCGTTGAAATATGCATTATATCTCATCCTTTCTATCATCAATTAATATATTAAAACCACAAGAACATTCCCTATAGTATGTGTGTTCTTCAACTATTAATTTGCCTTCGTTATTTCCAATCTTGTCATTACCACAACGAGGACAATAACAATACTTTTCTCCAAGTTTTATAATGTCTTTTAATTTCATTTCTCAATATCTCCTTGAACTTTCTTATTTTTTCTTCTACAAGCTAACATTTGTGATACAAATTCATCAAACAATTTCTCCATCTCTTCTTCTTCTGAATTTACACAAAATTCGAAACTCTCTTTATCTTTAGTTAACTGCATTTGTATTTTCATTTTCAATTTTCTCCTTATACTCTAAAAAATTTTATAATTTAAGTTCTAACGGATTCTTAAAATCTAATCTATAGTCATAAAGTGAAAAACCATCTTTATCTTTTGATAATGGATTAAAATCTTCATCTAAGAAGCATGAATTAGTAAAACCATCCCCAATCATATATCCACTTTCAACCTTTGAATTTTCTTCTCTTTTAAACTGTATTCTTGCTAAATACAACATAATCAAGCCTCCTTAATTAAAATTATTTTCCTAATTTAATCTTCAATATCCCCTCATATTCATTCCTACTCAATATTTTTATAGCTATATCAATAGCTTTATTAACAGAACACTTTTTCTTATTTAATATCTTTTCAGCTAACTTAATTACTTGTTCCACATTTGCTAATACCATCTGACACCTCTTGAATATATCTAACTTTCCAACCATTTTTAGTAGTCTTTCCTGTTCTTGCTAGACGAGTAATATGAAGTTCTGTAAAATATAAATATTTACTTGCTTCGACAGCACTGACAAATATTTTACTCTCTCCAGTAATAATGTTAGTACACTCTACTTTCTTACTTTTTCTTCCTTGACCTTTAGAATTTGTTCTACCAACTAAACCTTTTTGTTTACTTTTATTTCTCATTTTACTTAGATTACATCCAAACATATCTTCTATATCAATAGTTTTTTCTAACAATTCTCCTGCGTCCATCCAAATTTTAGCCATGTTCTTTCCCCCTTTATTTAATTGGCATTTGAAATATTCTATTTCTATAACTTCTAACCTTATAACTGTCTATAGAGTCCGTTCTAGTCCCACCTTCAATAAATCTTTGTATATTATCTAATACCTGCATAGCTCTTTTTTCATCCTCATATTTTCCTATTTCCTTAAAGTTGTTTATTTCTCCAAACATGGCATATACATATTCTTTATCAACATTTATCCAATCAGCTTTCACTAAATCTGTTTTATCTTGACTTCTAATTATTATCATCCCTAATACCCCCATCATTACATCTTCTTATATCATTTAACTTACTTAAATCTTCATATATATTCCCATCAACCTTAACTATTGCAAGTTCAGATAATCTAAAGCAATCTCCTGACATTTCATTCACTGTAATAAAACAACCATCTTTAAATTTTACCTCCCCTGCAAACTCTGTAAAAAATCTACTTCTACATAAAACAATATCGCCTTCATAGATTTCTTTTCCATCACAATCCTTCAAACCTGTGTATATCATAACCTCAAAATTTTCATTGCTTGTTGGTAAATAAACACCACTATAAACCCACTCTCTAAGCAAATTTTTAGAATATCGCACCATTTCATCATAACAATACATTTCTTTACCATTCTTATTCCATTCTCTAAATTTTAACTCCATCTTTCATCCCTCCAATATTTTTCAACTCCTAGGAAATAATATTGTATAACTACTCCCTAGACTACTTAACTTGATTAAAAAGGTATATCGTCATCATCTATTGCTTGAAAACCTTGTGGGTCCAGTCCTGGTGGTATATATTCCTGTTGTTTTTCATGATTATTACTATCCTCTTTACTAGAAAGCAATTCTAAAGCATTTACATTAACCTTAGTAATAGATTTCCAACAACCATTTTCATCTTTGTAATTATCTATATTTAATTCTCCAAAAGCATATATCTGTTTACCTTTTGTAAGATACTGTACAAGATTTTCTACATGCTTTCCTAACTGTTCACAAGGTATAAAATCAACTTTCTTTTTGCCTTCCCTATCTTTGTATTTTCTATCTACTGCTACCCTAAATAAAATTTTAGGTGTACCCGAATTTGGAAGATATTTCAGCTCAGCATCTGCAACTAATCTTCCAACTAAAGTTATTGTATTCATTTTACTAAACCCCCTTTTTATTTTTCTTCCTGCTCTTCTGTATACTCAACAAAATAAGTATAAGTTGTCTTACTATTTTGTTTCTCCTTACCTATTCTCACTGTATATCCAGCTTTCCCAAGTAATCTTAACAATTCCAATCTATCCTGCTCATTTAAAGAACCACTTCTTTGTGCATATATTCTCGCCATTTTATACCTCCCCTTTCCAGGAAGCAATATATTGATATTTACTTCCTAGAAGTTTAATTTTATTTAAATTTTTCCTTCTGACTCTTTTTAATAATCTCATCTAGCTCTTTTTCTTCATATTGAGTGAAAGTTTGATTGAAGTTAGCAAACTTATTTTTATTCACATTATGAGTATTCACAGCTTTATTATTAGACTGTTTCTTCTCCTGTTTACTCTTTTTCTTCCTCTCAAACTCATTTTGATACTCTGTAAGTTCTAAAACAGTTTTTACACCTGCTTCTATCCAATTATTTAAGATTGTTTTTACATACTTATAATTCTTAACTCCACTGCCTACAGCTTCATCAACAGCTCTTATTATTACATCAGCTTCCATTCCATCATCTAAATAAGTCAGTAGTTGAAGAAAATTATTTGGAGTAATCACACCTATATAAGATTCATAATATTTTTTTATGTAGACAGTCTTATTTTTTTCAGATTGTTCAGCAATAACAGTAGTAATAACATCATTTTCTTTTAAACCTATTTTCTTTTTAATACTATTTTCTTTTATGTTGCCGATTTCCCGACCTCGGTTTTGCCGGCTTCCGGTTTCACCGACTTCGGTTTTACCAGCTTCCGGTTTTACCGGAGTCGGGAAAACGGCACACGGTTGAGATTCAGTCGTTTCAATACTTTCAGAATTTACATTTTGAGGTGTATCAAAAATATCATATCTATAACCTTTCATTTGACCTTTTTCATCCCTTATTTGTGTCCTAATAACAAAACCTTCCTGCATAAGCTCCTTTAAAGCATTACTTACTTTTGTCTTACTATCTTTTCTATAGCTTATTAATGATTTTGCATACACTTTATGACTACCTGACCTTTGAAATCTTAACATTTGAGTGACTACTCCTACAGCTGAATAAGAAAGATTTTCATTGTCAAGTATTGTGTTAGGTACTCTTGTAAATGGGTCGTCAAAATTTATGTGAAAGTATGTTTCATTATTAAAATTCAATATATCACCTACTCTTGATTTTGCTTTTCATAAGCATTACAAATTGTGTCATATTCTTGTTTTGTTAAATCTTTTATCTCTTTTCCAAATCTCTTAAATACTTTCTCTTTTAAGCTCTCCTTATTAACATTTGCATTACTTGCTATTGCATATAACCTACTTAATTGTTTATCTGTTAAAATTCTATTGTTAGAATTACTTTTAGCTTCATTTTTGCCACTAGTTGCATCAAAAGTGTCACTTTCAGTTATATTAAGTAACTGAATATATAAATATCTAGTTTGATAGGTTTCTATACCTCCTAGTGCTTGTAATTCATTAGAACCTTTAAGTTGTAAATCTCTCATGGGAGAAGTAAATACAATCTGTTCTGATGGGTTTTCTCCATTAATTAATGTTAGAGTTGCATATTCATTTGTAAAGGTCACTATAGGGCATAGCTTAGCTTCTTCAAGTAATCCAGTTGCTTGTGGTAGAAAGTCTGCTAACTCAAAATACTTGAAGTTAGCGAACTTATTTTCTCCACTTTTCTTTAGATTCAACTTACTAAATTTAACTCTTACATCCATCAATTTAATGTAAATGTTATTAGATTCCAATTCCACCACGCTCCATATCTTTTATATTTCTTCTTAAAACTGACATAAAGCCATCTACATAATCTCCATACATATTTTTGGATTTTTGCTTTTCTAAATTCTCTTTGAATTGTTCCAAAGTCCATTCTTCCTTGTGTTTGTCTATACAAAATTCTAATGCTGATATTTGTCCAAATTTTACATCCCAATCTACTTCATCTACTGTTGTAAATCTTAATAAAAATAATCTATCTTCTAAATCCTTAATTATCTCATTTCTTGTTTTCATTTCTTCCCCCTTATGCTATAATATATAATTATTAAATTTATTTTTTGTTTTTGAATTGAGCCTCACCCTAGGCTCTTTTCTTATATCTGAACATCTATAGGTCTATCTCTTTCAAGTTCTTCTAAAATTAATTGAAATATCTTGTAATCCTCGCTTTCCTCATGTTCTTTTATTTTAATCTCTACATTTATACTTTCTAAAATATTTTCAACAACATATTTTGCTCTTTGCCATGCAACTATTTCTCTTAGATAATCTCTCATGTGTGTATCATCTATTAAATCTCTATCCTTATTTCTAAGTTCCTCATAAAGTTTGCTATTTTTGTTTATCTCTAATTCAGCTAAAACTAATTGTTTTTGCACCATTTGTTTTACTTTTTTTAAACTTTCCATAATAAAACCTCCTAGTTTAAATTTTCAACTTCATAATCATTCTCTTTAATATCTTCTATTGTTAATGCTTGATACTCCATACATCCTCTTTCTTTGTCATAGTAAGCTAAATTCAACTCATTTTCTGTTGCTACTACTACTATACAGTCAATTTCAAAACCAAATCTTTTGCAATTTACTTTTACTGCATTTCCTACTTTAATTGTTTGCAAATCAAATTCTTTTACCAATTCAACCATTATTTGACCTCCTTATTTTCTATTTCTTTTATGTAATCCCAAAGTATGTGTAATATAAGTGAGTTCATTGAATTACCTTCTATTGATGCTCTATCTTTAATTTTTTCAAGTAGTGTTGCTGGTAATCTAAAAGTAAACCTTACTCTCTCGTCTTTGTCATACATTTGACGTCAACCCCTTTCTCGTTTTAATAATACCATGTCATACTTTTGACGTCAAGCATTTTTATTGACTTTCTCTATTAATTATTTTATTATTAAAGTGTCATAAAGACGTCAAATTTTATGTAAGGAATGATAAACATGTCTAACAAAGATATTTATACTCGTGAAGAAGATAAGAGATTTACACTAAGAATTAATAAACTTCTTTTTGAGAAAATCGAACAACTTGCTCAAAAAGATAAGCGTTCTGTAGGTAGGGAAATTGAATTTATTCTTGAGAAATATTTTGAAGATAATCCTTTAGAATAAAAATCACCATATCTTTTAGTGTATACCCTTTAACTTTTGCCTGTTTTAGAAGCTTGTCTTTAAGTTCTCTAGACAGGCGTATTGTTGTTTGTTCTATTTCCATCTAATCACCTTTTTCTTTAATTGTTTATAGCTTACTTTATTTTTAAATGTGCTGGTAAATACAAGTTAACTAACTCTATATCTCTTGTTAATGTACTTCTTTTAACTTTCTTATCTTTATTAAACTTCTTACTACCTCTCTGCTCGTCATAGTATATAATTCTAAATAACTTTTTGTCTTGTTCTACTTTGTAGACTTTGTTTTTATAAATTATTTTCAATTTATCTCTCCTATCTTATTTTTAATTTAAGTCTGTTGCTGAGAAATTTCCTTTTTAAACTTATAGTTGCAATCTTTTCTCCATCTTTTAGTAAAACAAGCTTGTTTCTGTATGTTACTAGTTCCAATCAAATCACCCCCTCTCTAATTTCTTTCATTTCTCTAAGCATTTCTTTGATGTTTTTTCCTTGATTTCTAGTTATAAAATCATCTAATTCATAACTAGAAACTTTAGTTGCCCCTATATCAACTGACTTCAAAAGTCCATTTTTTATTAACTCATATCCAAATACTTTATCTATTTTCAATCTTTTACTTGCTTCTTCAACAGACATAAGATAATCGGGATAACCTTTACTTATAACAATTGTTAATTCTTTTGGTTCCAACAATTCTATTTTCGAAGTTTCATTTAAGTATTTTGAGATTTTATTTTTATAGTTGTTTAAATTCATTTCTACAACTTTACGAATACCTTCTGAGAAACAAATTGATATATTATCCAGGTCATTAAAACTTTTATCTTCTTGTTTATCTAAATTAAAGTTAGATATATTACCCAATTTCTTCACCACCATTTCAAGAATATTTTGTATTTAGTTTTCAAAGTGCTAGTTTTATTTAACCTAATTCTTACTTAAATCACTTGATATTCCATATTTTAAAGCCATATCTTTTACAATAGCTACATACCCCTCTATGAGTTTCTTATCATCTTGTATTACATCTAAATTGTTAACTTTCTCTCTTTTAGATTCAGATACACCTTCTTCTGCCATTTTTCTTCTTTTATTGACTAATCTTCTATGTAGGTCAACTCCAAATCTCTTATTTAATAATTCATAACTTTCTGTTCTAAGCATATTTATATGTTCAAAACCTCCTTGTTTTTTTGCTATTCTTGCAATTAGTTGATGTGTATTTGTTCTCCAACTATTTGAGTCTAATGAAACTACATCTTTTATTGTTTCAACCTCTGTCTTTGCTTCTAAAGCAATGCTATTTGCTTGATTAACTTGAAGTCTTAAATCTTTCATTTCTTTTAAACTTTCTATTAATACATCTTCTATACAAGTTGGCTTATGTTGCTTAACTTTGAAATATGTTTCTTCTAAGTTATCAAACTGCTCCCAAGCTTTGTCAGTATCCAATATTTTGCAGTGTCTATTTGCTCCTCTTTCAGTCCAAAGATACATTTTTGAAGTAAATTTTAGGTTTTCATATTCTGTATGAATACCTTTAAAATTCTTTAAATCATCACCTTGTAATAAAAAATAATGTTTGCCTTCAATAAATCTATCTTTGTTATTGTTAAAATTGTTGCTTATATTTCTTACATCTGTTTCATATACATCTGCTAGTTGCTGTGTAGTTAAAACTCTTTCGTTATTTCTTTCTATTACTTGTAAGTTATTCATTTTATAATCCTCCTTACATCACTTTAAGTGATATTATTGTTTAAAAAAAATGTTCATATCTTCATTTGGGAATGTATTTTTAAATTTCTCCAAAAATCCTCTTCCTGGTTTTTTAAAATTTCCTTCTATCTTTGAATAATAAGACTTAGATATGCCTATTCTTTCAGCTAATTGCTTTTGGGTTAATCCTAAATTTTTTCTAAACTTTGATAACTCTTTCATGTTACACCTCGCCTTCACTATTTGTGATAAATTAATAATATCACTTTAAGTGAATATAGTCAAGACTTTTTATCTCTTTTCGTGAAGTTTTTTAAAAAAGGATTTATTTGTATCACTGTTAGTGATACAATCGTAGTATAAACATGACAAGGAGTGATATTATGTTTTCTAATAGATTAAGAGAGTTGCGAAAGCAAAAAGGGTTAACACAAATGGAGTTGGCAAAATTATTAAATTGTTCTTTGAGTAAAATTGCAATGCTAGAAACAGATAAAAGAGACCCTGTTAAAGAAGATTTATTAAGATTCTCAGAAATTTTTGATGTATCAATTGATTATCTTTTAGGAAAGAATAATCTAGACCTAAATCCTCGATTAAACAAAGAAATGGAACAAGCTTTGCACAAATTATATTCCTTAGATGAGGAGAACAGGAAAGCAATAGAGAAAATTATTGATAACGCTTACTATAAAATAATAAATGAAGAAAAATAAAAGAGCTTTTTACACTCTTTTATTTTTTTTACTCATTTCTTCTTCTATTAATTTTATTATGTATTCATACTTTTTGGGTTCTGCTTTAAGAATCTTTTCTAATTTAAATCTATTTTTTTCAAAATATTCTTCTTTATTCAAATGTATCATCCCCTATGTTATGTATTTGTTATAAAAATTATGTGATTAACAATCAAGAACTTACGTTCGTCAAATTAATTATAATCATCCTCCCATCTTTGGAAATAAAGTTCTTACACTTATATAAACTTAATTACAAAGCTTATTTAAATATATAATTTTCAAATTTTCTCTAGCTAGATAGAGTTATTTCTTACTTATATTTTAGCACAAATTTCCAACAAAAAAATCGACTAATAGGAAACTTTTCCCCACAAAAATGCACATAATATAATTATCTGAATTTACTAAAAAATATATTAAAAGGTGATTTAAATTTATGTTAAGACAACTGAGAAAAATGAGACATTTAACACAATTAGAACTTGCAGAAAAAATTAACTATCACAAAAGTTATATTTCTAAGCTAGAAAAGGGCGATTATAAAAATGTTACTGTTACTACAATAGTTGATTTGGCGATTGGTTTAGAAGTTAATTATTTAGTTATAGCAGCTATATTTATATTGGAAGAATTAAAAAGAAGAAAAGAAAAAAATAGACTAGCTAAACACTAGTCTATTTCTATGTTGTTAATAATTTACAATCTGCACAATTATTTAAATCTAGTTATACTTATTATTGCTTTATTAGTTTTTATAATTATTAAATTTTAACACTATTAATATAATAAATTCAAACTATTGCACACACGCATAGCTTCATTGTTCATTTGAATAAGTCGATTTAAAACTTTTTCGTTTTCTAAAGCTTCTACAGAAGGGTCACCATCTATCTCAAAATAAAGTGTTTTATTTTTTGTTGTTCCCATATAGACTAACTCATCTTCTGAGTCATGTACATATCCTTTTTTAAAAACATATATAGTAAAAAGATTATCATATACTTTACCATTTTCTATATAATCAAAATCTATATTTGCCTCTGAACCGTTATAATTTGAGCCTTTTGATACATTAATTTTATATTTACCATCCCAATTTTTTGGTATTCTTAAACTAAATCCATATTCACTATTTTTATAAATAGTATCTGAGCTATCAAAGCTATATAATCTTTGATATGGTACACCACCAGAAAAATTATCATTGACTTCATTATAAGTGTAAAACCAAATTTCATTACTATTCTCTGATTTTATAACGTGTTTCCAATCTCCATCTTGATAATGTACATTTATTTTAATACTTTTCTCTTTTTCATTTATAGATAATATGTCATAACGATTCCCACCTATTGTATTGTCTGTTATACCAAATGTTGAATATCCATTATAGCTTTCATCATTCCAAACACCTAAAATATCTCTTAATACCTTTGAATTTGAATTTAAACATTGTTGTTTAATTTCTTCAGATAAATTACCTATTGTTGTTATCTTAGTTGCATCTTTTAAAGCTTCTTTACTACTTCCATAATCAACTAAAACTATTGGAATATTTTTAGCTATTGTAGAGCCAACAAGAGCATACACTAAATCTGTTCCACTAGCTATATAAAATTCTTTGGCTCCATTATAGAATTTATTTACTATTTTTTTATTAGTATCATATCTATCTACTCCACCCAATCGAGTTGAATTAGTATCATTTACTAAACTATCACTCATTGATGAAGTGCCACCTATTGCATAACTTTCTATTCCAGTAGTATTAAATGTCACACTTTTCCCATCAGTTAATATTATAGGTGCTTTGTCTCTAACAGCCACAGAGGCAATACTCATAGCATCTGGTTCACCTTTGAAAGCATTAGTTAATATTACCTTATTTACTTTATTAATAGAATTTATTTCTTTTGCTACATTATAACTTGTCTTAATCCTATCATTACCTTGAAGCCTTCTAGTCTCTATTCCTTTATCTTTTAGAAAAGTTTCTGTTGCTTTATCAATGGAACTTTCTCCTCCTATTATGTATACCTTTTTAGCTTTTTCTACTCTTTTAAGAGTTGCATTAGGTATATTATTTTTCTTAGTTAAAAGAATTGGTGCATTTGTTGCTCCTGCAAGTCCACTCGCACTTAGCCCGTCAGCCATTGTACTATCTGCATTTATAAGTATTGCAGTAGTATAACTTTGTTTGTCAGCTATGATACCAGCAGTTTCGTATTTATCTGCTCCTTGAATTTTATCAATTTTATCAAGTGCATTAGCTGATATAGGATTAGCAATAAACATTGACATAGCTAATCCTAGCGATAATAATTTCTTTAATTTCACAATATCTCCCCCTTTTTCATATCACTCAATTAAATTGTATAACAAAAATATATTATATGTTGTCGAAAATACAAACTATTTCTACTCAATTAACGACATTAAATAACATTAGAATAAATTATTTTCTTATAATTTTATTCTTTATAATATATATAATTGTTATAATATAATTGAAACATTTTACTTTGACCACATTATTTAATTTTGAGAGGAGAAATTTTTATGAAGGGTGGAGTAAGAAAAAGAGGTAAGAAATGGTATTACTATTTTGATGCAGGTATTGTAGATGGTAAGAGAAAAAAAGTAGAAAAAGTTGGTGGAGAAACTAAAAAGGAAGCTGAAAAAGCTTTAAGAGATGCAATAAATGAATACGAAAATGCTGGTATAGTGTTTGATGAAACAAATATGAGTTTATCTAATTATTTAGACTTTTGGTATAAAGAATATGTCCTTCTTAATTGTAAATATAATACTCAAGTAAATTATAGAAATTTAATTAAAAACCATATAGAACTTGAACTTGGCAAATATAAATTAAAATCTATAAATCCAGCTATTATTCAAGAGTTCCTGAACAATAAAACAAAAGAAACATATACTCAAAATGGAGAAGAAAGACGCTATACAAGAGGTAATTTGAAAGCAATCTATGGTGTATTAAACTCTGCTTTAAAATCTGCTGTTTATCCTTACAAGCTTATTAAAGAAAATCCTGCTCAATACACCAACATACCGAAAAATATTATAGATACAAAAAAAGATTCAGAAAACAAAACTATAACATTAGATGAATTTAATAAAATTCTAGAGATATATCCTAAAAATACAAATATCTATATTCCTCTACTTATAGGATTTCATACAGGAATGAGAAAAGGAGAGATATTAGGTCTTTGTTGGGACAATATCGATTTAGATAATAACATAATCAAAGTTAGAAAAAATTTAATAAAGAGAAAAGTTTCAGAGTTTGAGTTAACTTCACCTAAAACAAAAACATCCATAAGAGATATTAGAATAGGTGATACTTTATCTAAAGTATTAAAAGAAGAAAAATTAAACCAAAAAAAGCAGAAAATTAAACTTGGAAAATGGTATACAGAAACTGAGTATGATTGGGTTTGTAGAAAAAAAGATGGCTCATTTGTAAATCATAACAACATTGATGCTTGTGTAAGAACAATTAACAAAAAATTAAACCTTGACTTCAACTTCCATTGTTTAAGACATACACATGCTACATTATTATTAGAAAATGGAGCTAATATAAAATATATACAACAAAGATTAGGACATAGTCAATTATCAACTACTATGGACACATATTCACATGTTACAAGTAAAATGGAAAGTGAAACAATAGATATTTTAGAAAATCTTGTTAGATAATTTGCCACCGAAAAAAATTACGGTGGCAAATGGGTGGCAAAATAATGATAAATTCTATTTTTTTTACTTAAATCCAGCTATTTAGCCATTTTATATAGAATAATCGAATTTACTCTTGATGTACGCTCTTGTTCACAAGAAATTCTTGATAATTCTGTAGAAAAGATATTTAATGAAATATCACATATATGTGAAAATAGAAAACTTAATTATACAAGTGAACTTGCTTTTGAAAATGTTCCTGTACCATGTTCTAATAAAATAACAAAAATCATAGAAAAAAGTTTTATAGATTTAAATCTTAATCCTTTTTATATTTATAGTGGTGCTGGCCATGATGCTCAGGAAATGGATAATATAACTGATATTGGTATGGTATTTATAAGATGCGCTGGGGGCGTAAGTCATAATCCTAATGAAAGTGTTTCTGTAGATGACTTGGATACTGCTGTAAAAATATTTTTAAAAATACTAGATAATCTTGATTTAAAATAA